TTTGAAACCAAATGGTTTACAATATTTCTATTGAGGCATGGAGGGACTATTATGAAAACCTCGGACATGATACGACGGCTATGTGAACAAATGAATATCAGTGTCTCCGAACTGGCTAGACGCTTAGATCAGTCGCCACAGAACTTCGGTATTAAATAGTGATTCCGTTTTTAAAGGTAATTTGAACATTTTCTTTATCTAGGACTGTCACACAATCCACTAGACTGTGCCAGAGGAGTGGATCAAAGTCTGTGAGCAGTTCATCTTGTTTCTTAAGTTCAGCTAGGAAAGCAGCCATTGTTTGGCGTCTGGTCACTTTTTCCTTAATCTGCCCGGATACTTTTTCTAAATCTTCTTTGGTAGTGTCAAACCTCTGTACTAAGCCATTGTATCTTCGTTGGTACTCTCCTTGGTCTAAGGCAACATTGGCATTTTCATTTATGCATTGCTGTATCAACTCAGTGACAATCTCCATTTCATTTTGAAGCTCGACCTGGTTGGTTGCTAAGGGACCAGTGTCAAAAAGAACATCCTTCATGGATTCGAAGTTTGCTATGATTTCGTCCTTGTCTTCCAGGAGCTTATTAGCAGCCTTCACGAAGAGTTCTTTTATCATATCTTCATCGAGGTGGGGAGTAGAGCATTTTTCCTGTCCGTTGAACTTGTGGTTGCATTGCCAAACTGTGCGGCGGTATTTGCTATTTGAATGCCATACCTTTGAACCGTACCAGCTTCCACATGAGCCGCATTTTATCTTGCCAGAGAATATGTGGACACCGCTGTGCCGATTGTTTGCAGGGTTTCTTTTTTCTAACTCGTTCTGAACCAGGTCGAAGACCGCTGGCTCAATAATCGCTTCGTGGTTATTTTCAACATAGTATTGAGGAATTTCTCCCTCGTTGGCTTTCTTCTTTTTAGTAAGAAAATCTACAGTGTAGCTTTTCTGTAAAAGCGCATCTCCTTTATATTTTTCATTTGTGAGGATGCGCTTGATGGTGCCTGCGTTCCATTTATCTTTCTTCGCGGGTGATAAAATGCCGTCTGCGGTAAGCTGCTTGGCAATACCATAAGGCGTCATGCCCTGTAGGAACATGCTGAAGATCCTCTGGATTATAACTGCTTCATTGGGGTTCAAGACAAGGTTGCCATCTTCACCCCGATCGTAACCGAGGAAGTGCCCAAAGGGAACCGTAACCTTCCCGTCAGCAAATCTCTTGCGCTGTCCCCATGTGACGTTCTCTGAAATGCTGCGGCTTTCTTCCTGGGCAAGGGATGACATGATGGTGATTAGAAGTTCACCTTTAGAATCTAAGGTCCAGATATTTTCCTTCTCAAAATAGATCTCGATTCCTTTCTCTTTCAATTGGCGAACGGTGGTGAGGCTGTCCACTGTGTTCCTTGCAAATCGGCTCACTGACTTGGTAACGATGAGGTCAATTTTGCCGCTTAAGGCATCCTGGATCATGCGCCTAAAGCCTTCACGTTTTTTTGTGTTGGTACCGGATATCCCTTCGTCGGTATAAACCTTCACGAACTCCCAATCGTCTCGACTCTTAATAAAATTGGTGTAATAATCGACCTGCGCCTCATAGCTTGTGAACTGTTCTTCGCTGTCGGTAGATACGCGAGCGTAGCCAGCTGTGCGGCGTTTTCTTTGCTCATTAATAGGCGTGGAAGAAAACTGCCTGAGAGTAGCAGGTATGGTTTTAACATTTTTAGTTGTCTTTGTTCTGCTCATGCTTTTTCCTCCATGCCTCTTTCATTTTCTCAGCTTGCCTTTTTTTTCTTTCCTCTGACCAGGCCGGTTGTCTGCGTTTAAACTGCCATTGTTTTGTGATCTTACTGCCATCCTTCAGCTGAAAGAGAAGCTCTGTGTTGGAAACCATAGTGATGCTATCAACTTTTTCTTTAAAGATACCTTCGTCAAACTCTTTAATGGAAAGGACATCGCTAGATATGGTTTTTAACATGTTCTCTTCCAATCCGCTGTGGCCGCAATCATTGTGAGGGGGACAGCGCCAATGGTGGGCTTTCTGACCACTTACTCGGGGGCTTGTGTTTCTGCGTAGGTTTTGCCCGCACTTACTGCAGTTTATTTTTCCGGTGAAGCAAGTGATGTTTCCAGAGCTTCTTGGGTTCTTTTTACTGTAGGCTGACTTTGCAGCGCGAGCTTCAGGTGTCCACCAATCCTTCCTGGCCGTGGATTTCCATTGTTGAGGAATAACGCTACCGTCATGTAAATGAAAGATGAGTTCATCTGTTCCATTCACCACAACTTTTTCAACTTGATCCAGGAAGAAATCTTCATCAAATTCTTCTAAGCCGAGTATCTGGGCACAGACACCTTGGAGTATCTTCTCTGGGATGTTTTTGGCGCTGCACTCTGACACGCCTTTACGGTCTTTAGTCTGGCAAGTCCAAATGTAATAAACATCACTTGAATGCTTGCTTTGTCTTTTGCCGCTGCGCCTGTAGCTTACACCGCAGTTTCCGCACTTAATTTTGCTTGTAAAGCAAGTGGTGTTGATAGATGGATTTGCGAAAACACCTAACTTTCTGCGTCGTGCGATTTCAGCCTGTACCTTTTCATAAGTTTCTAAGTCGATTATGGCTTCGTGAGAATCCTCTACCCAATATTGTGGGAGTTCACCGTTGTTGGGCTTTAACTTATGTGTGATATGGTCCGCAATAAAACCCTTTTGTAAAAGCATGTTACCGGTATACTTTTCATTTTTCAGGATGCCCCGAATTGAGGCGTTGGAAAAATGTCCGCCGGTATATGATTTGATGCCCATTTCTTCAAGCTGTACCTCTGTTTGTTCGGCGGACATTCCTTTGAGGAAATTATCATAAATCAGCTTTACAATCTTGGCCTCCTCTGGTTCAATAACAAAGAGCTCTCCATTCCAGCGATAGCCATAAATACAAAATGAATTAGGCTTTCCTTTCTGGAAATTCCTTCGAATGCCCCATTTTACATTTTCACTTGTAGAGCGGCTTTCTTCCTGGGCAAAGGAAGCGAGGATGGTGAGCATCAGCTCACCGTCACCACTCATTGAATTGATATTCTCTTTCTCGAACCTTACCTCAACTCCGATCTCTCGAAGGCGGCGTACTGTTTCCAGTAGGTCTACCGTATTTCTAGCAAATCGCGATATGGACTTGGTTAGTACAATATCGATCTTGCCAGCATCACAATCTTCCAGCAGTCTCTTGAACTCATCCCGGTTTTCAGTCGTTCCTGAAATCCCTTCGTCTGCATATACACCTGCATATTCCCATTCACGATGAGTCTGGATGTATTTGCTATAAAAGCTGACTTGCGCTGAAAGAGAGTGTAGCGTTCTGCCTTTTTCTTCGGAAACTCTCGCATAAGCTGCTACTTTTTTTCTTGTAGGAATTACCGGAGCGGAAGGTTCGATTCTATTGATTTTCCGCATAAACTCACTCCTTTCAACACTATACATCACTCTAAAAGGCTATGAAGTCAAGTTAATGTGAGAGAATAGTGTACCTAGTAATGGCTTGTATTTTTCAAGAAGATATTCATCGATTAAGGCAAATTCCTCCGGGGTAATTATGCTTTTTTCAAGCATGGATTTTGCAATAGAAAGACTTGATTGGTATTGCTTTTCAGCTCTGAATTGATCGTCTGTCATAGTACATCACTGCCTTTGAAGCGGTCGTTTATATAGCAGTCATGAGAACAATACTTTCTCTTTGAATTGCCATAAGCGGTAAAGGAACAACTGCAATAAGCGCAGGTGAAGGAGTAGAGGGCTTTCTTATTAACCTTGTCCTGATTCGAGTTCCACCATGTAATACGACACTGTTGGTTGCAGAATTTCAATTTCTTTTTTCCTGAGTTCTGTATAAGCTCCTTACCGCAGTGTTTACAGTATTCCTTATCGGGAGTAACTGTAGTTGAGTGATTGGCCTTGATCCCTCCTAGCTTATTTCTTTGGCAGTGGGAAGTAACAGTACTTTTTGAAAGACCTAGGGCTTGAGCGATTGTTGCATACCCGAACCCTTTAGCCCTAAGGTCAGCTATTTGATTTTTTTGTTCTCCAGTCATTATTAATCCTCCAATCGGAGGGTAGAAATCCCTCTCACCATTCACAGGACAGAAGAGGGCATATTGAGTACTTAAAAATAAGAAAATACCGCCAAGTGCAAGAAAAGCACCCAGCGGCAAAGAGTTAATTATTCAGCTTTGATAAAGGCATCTGTAAAGCCTGCAGCTTTTACTTTGGCCAGCATAGCATCAGCATTGGACTTGACGCTGTAAGCCCCGACCTGAACCCTGTAAAGCTTCTGAGGCGGGGTAGTGGAAGGAGTAGGAGCCGTCAGTAGCTTTTTAACATCAGCCCTTAAAGTATCCATACTCTTACCATGCCTAGAAAACCAGTGACGAGGATCTCCATGATTACTGGCGATTTTCTTTTGATAGCCTTCATAGTGGCCAATGATGTCTTTCTCCGTCAGGTCATAGAGTTTGCAAAGATGTGCACAAAGCTCTGTGGCTTCTTTATAAACTGCATTGAAATAAGAGGCGTCGGACAGATTATCTTCACAGTAGAGTAGGAAAGCGCCGCCTTATTGTATTTCTACAACAGGTTTGCGCAGACCCCTCCCCGAACCGTGCTTACACCTCTCGATGTACACGGCTCTCCATTGTTACTCAATTATTCAAAACTCAA